CGCTAATGCTTCGGCCAAGATCAAAGAAGCAGCAGCTAAAACCCCTACGACACCAAAAGGCGACAGCGATGGGTAATGCAGAAAACAAGACTCACGGGGGGAAAGGGGTGAAAGTCCCCTCGGCGGCGGCGTTTAACGCTACCACCACCGCCCCTGAAAAAGTCAAAGGCGGGGTGTGGGTGTATTGCTCCACAACTAAAAAGATGGTCGAGAGACATTCAATCGAAGATCAGGAGCGTGTAAACGCACCCACCGTAAGGCGTGAAATAAGCGCCTTCAAGTCCCCGATTGACGGCAGTGTCATCACTACCCGAAGAGAATTAGCCTCCCACAATAAGCGCCACGGCGTCACGAATGCCAGCGACTATTCGGAAGGCTACATTAAGGGCCGCGCACATGAGCGCGTGGACAAAGGCAATCGGCACTTGAAAGAAACCCGCCGAACTGATATTAACCATGCAATAAACCGACACTCTTAACCTACGGCGAGAATATTATGAGCAGTATGCGCGATGATTTAAACGCGGCACTAGACGGTGCTGACGATGAAAACTTTGATGAAACACCTCAAGAGGTAATCAGTGATGAGTTGGAGTCCGAAAGTTCACTGGATACCGAGAGCATTGATACGCCCGAAGAATCAACCCTCTCCCTTGACGATGGAGCTGCGCCTGAAAGTGCAGACACCCCCGAAGCGGCAGCGCCCACGGATGAAGCGGTTGCAGCAGATACCTCTGCTGTAAGCGGCGACAGCCTTAAAGCACCTGTAGGTTGGGGGCCGAAAGAGCGTGAAGATTGGTCTAAAATCCCGCGACACCTGCAAGATAAGGTCTTGGGGCGTGAAAAAGAACTTAACACCATGCTGCAAACCACCGCAGATGCGCGTAAAACGCACGAAGATTTCGGCCAGTTAGCCAATAAATACGGTGCAGTGCTGTCTGGTGTCATGGGCAACAACCCTATGGAGACTACCGCCAACCTGTTTGACACAGTGGCTAACCTCCGTATGGGTACGCCTATCCAAAAAGCGCAGATCGTGGCTGACCTAATCAGCAACTTCGGGGTGGACATTAACACCTTGGATAGCGCGATAGTGGGTCAAGCCCCGCCAGCGGAAATGCAGCAAAACAACCAGTTTGAGCAGCAGTTGAACGAGCGCATGGCCCCGTTTGAAGCTATGATGGGCCAGCAGAACGCCTATCAAGAGCAGCAAGCGCAACAGCGCCAAGAACAAGCCAATACTGAGGTGCGAGATTTCGGGCAGACTGCTGAGTTCTTGGGCGATGTGCGTCACGACATGGCTGACATGATTGAAATGGCCGCCAAGCGAGGCCAGCAAATGTCAGTGCAAGAAGCCTACGATAAATCCTGCATTATCAATCCTCAAATTAATGCTATCCAACAAGAGCGCCAGAAACACGCGCAGCTCACCAGTAGCAACAACAGCATGGCGGCTAAACGCCTAGCAGCGTCCAGTGTAAACGGTACTCGCGGCGGTTCAGGTGGCGGTGGCAGCAACATGTCAATGCGCGACACAATAGCCGCTAGCTGGGATACCCAGAACAGCATTTAATGCTTGCGTTACCCCCAATAAGGTATAAAATTGGGGGTAACACGGACTTTTCTATATCTTGCGGCCAGCCACGGTAGCACCGCGCTATAAGATTCCTTAGAATGGTTAGGTTGAACACAAACACTTAACTTTTTTAATGCAGCCTAATGCTGTAGAGGAACTTACTATGGGTTTTGCCAATTCAAATATTTCTGATATTCTCGCAACTACGATTGAAAGTCGTACACGCAAAATCGCTGATAACGTAACCAACAACAACGCCCTCTTGATGAAACTCAAGCAGAAAGGTCGCATTAAGACCATTTCTGGCGGTTACAAGATCATGCAAGAACTCAACTTTGCCGAAAACACCAACGCTGGCTGGTACTCAGGTTATGACCTGTTGCCTGTAGGCGTGAGCGATGTTATTTCTGCTGCCGAGTTCGACATTAAGCAAGCAGCCGTACCCGTCATCATCTCTGGCCTAGAGCAGCTACAAAACTCTGGTCGTGAGCGCATGATCGACTTGATGGAAGCCCGCCTAGAAGTTGCCGAAGCTACAATGGCTAACTTAATCACTGGCGGTCTTTACTCTGATGGCTCCGCTGCTGGCGGTAAGCAGATTGACGGCCTTGAAGCTGCCTTCCCTGTTGACCCTACTGCGGCACCTTACGGCGGCATTGACGGCGCTACCTTCCCATTCTGGCAGAACGCAGTAAGCGATCAAACCTCTGCCGATGGCCTTGACCCTACTAAGATTCAGGGTTACTGGAACCAGCTATGGGCTTCACTAGTCCGCGGTCAAGACCGTCCAGACCTGATTATGACAGACACTACTGTCTGGAACGCTTACATTTCGTCTTTGCAGGCACAGCAGCGTTTCACCAACACTAACTCTGCTGATGCGGGCTTCGCTACCATGAAGTTCATGGACGCTGATGTGTGTTTGGATGGTGGTATCTACAACGGTAACACTGGCTCAGGCGCTCCCGCTGGTACTGCGTTCTTCTTGAACACTAAGTACCTGCATTACCGCCCACACGCCGACCGTAACATGGTTAGCCTATCCCCTAATCGTCGCTACTCCACTAACCAAGATGCCGAAGTGCAGATTCTTGGTTGGGCAGGTAACTTGACTTGTTCAGGTCGTCAATTCTCTGGCCGCTATGACGCCAACGGCGCATAAACTAACGCGGGGCTTAATCGCCCCACACCAGTAAACCTTGTCGTAGGGGTTCTAGGGGGGCTTATGCCCCCTGATTTTTATCTAAATTTGGAGAATTAACATGGGTGAAGCTACCTATTACGTTGACGGTTTAGCAAAAACTATCCGTCAAGGCGAGGTGCCTGCTGCCTCTTTTGACAACGGCGTGAATAACGCAGGCTTGAATGCCGCTGGCATCGGTATTAATAGCGGCGGCGGTGCTGTAGTCGGTACGCCCGAACAGTTCACGCTTGAAGATCAGCATGAAGCTGCCCGTACCCCGCAGTTCAGCCAAGCAATCGGTGGCCTAGCGCACACTTCGACTTCTAGCTGGCCTAGTTCTGGCGGTACATCAGGTGTCGGCGCTCAACCTATACAGGCAGGCACGTTCCCTACCTATGCTGAAAAGCTGGCTGACTCCGCACTAGACGGTACTGTTATTACAGCGGGCAATGCCACACTAACTGATCTAGCATCAGGTTGGACGACAGTTTAATGTCTCAACTATTAGCTAGTACCATTAGAGGTCAGAAATTAGGCGCTCTATCTTATGTAGACGGTACTAGCGCCCCCACCCACTTCTCCAACGGCTTACCGTATGAAAATGACGGTAGTGTCGCTGTAGCTGTTGATGGGGTTATTGACCACTACCACCAAGGTTTGCCGTTCACGGCAGACGGACGCCTAGCTGTCACGTTATCAGGGCCACCTACTCGCTTCGGCGGGGGTGCAGCTCCGTTCAGTGCCAGCGGTCAGTTGGTGTTAGGCACCGATGTTAACCACTACTGCGGCGGCGTTCCTTTTAACGCGACTAGTGCAATAAGCAGCACCGCAGATGGCCCACAACCCCCAACTAATGAGCGCTACTTTACCCAGCTAGACGGTCAATCTAAATACTGGCGCAGAATCGAGCCAGATTACGGTCAGACTACCGCTGCCACGTTAGAGTGCTTGTTTTATGGTGGTGGGGCAGGCGCGGAGTACCTTATTGGTGTGGGCGGAGGTGATAGGTTTTTCATCGCGCTCAACGGAAATTCTGTTGTTTTCGGTAATGGCGCATCAGCAGGATTGGGCGCTACGTCAGTAGACCTAGAAAAGATCAATCACGCCAAACTTGTCGCAGACGGCGCAAATGTGACCTTTTTTATTAACGGCGCTCAGGTTGCGCAGGTTGCCCAAAGCTGGTCAGGCTTACTTGACAATATTAGTTTCGGTTTAAATGGCAGTTCGTCGGCGTTCTACAGCGGCATTCTAGTTTCAGCAAGAGTTACAACTGACACAGTTGATAACGTATACGGGCTAGATACCAATTTGCCTTATGATTTGGCAGATGGAACAACTGACCCACTAGCAGATTCAACGCTAATATTCGAGAATGGTTCTATTGACGGTAGCGACAGATTACTAGTAACCGAAAACGCTGCTATAGGTTTCTTGGGTGAAGATAAGTGGTTTGATGCGATAAAGTCGGTAACAGGTCAAGTAACTGTACCTACGCCCGATTCAATAACTATTGACGAGGTAGGGGGAACTTTGGCGGGTGTTGCCATAGATACCCCCGCAGCACCGATAAGGGTTACAGGTGCTTGTGATCTTATTTCTGGTCAGGTGGATATTAGTGTAATTCCAGCCTTAGCGGGTGTAGCGGCTTCAATAACACAAAGCGGCCCATTTAGTTTTGATCTAGTTTCTCAGGGTGCGCTAGGCTTTAAGCGAGCGTTCAGCGGCGGCGCACAAGCAGTTATAACCAACATCAAGGTTGAGCTTCTTTACGACTACGCAGCAGGCGCACAGCCCGCCACAAGCCCGTACAGCCCTGAATATTCAAGCGAATATACATAAGGATATACCATGACCGATAGAACAGATGTGCAAACTAACTGCATTGACGCATACGCGAATAAAACGGGCGCACCAGATGATTCAGTGACGCCCGCCGTTGTCTCAGGGCTGCTACAAGTGATGCTGGACAAAGCGGCGATGTTAGACGAGGTTATCCCCGCATCTGATCTGTTAGCTATTTTTAATACTCGATGCGAGATGGGCAACACATCGAAAACTAGCGGTGACATAGACATAGTTATAACAGGTACAGGCAGCGAGGATTTATACCCGCCAGATAACCCACAGCCAGTGACGGGTGGTGACTATGAAGGGTTTGTAAAAGTCACAGGCTTACAATCTTTATCAGAGAAAGGCGGCTTGTCTGTATCCGGCTCAGACATGGTTGTCGGGATAGCGGGGGACTACTACACATCCCACGCATTCCTAGACCTATCGAGTGGTAGTAACGCTAACAATGTGGGCTTTATTATCGCCATTGAGCGAACGGGTTTTATTACCTTTAGTGAGCGAACGATAGGCGCTAGAGCGTCAAACGCCGCCGATAGAACGAACGTATCAGGCGGTGGATTTTTAGACGGCCTAGAAGTTGGAGACAAGATCAGCGTATGGGTAGCCAGTGAGAAGAACACGACATTGACTATTTTTGACGCTAATTTAGGGGTTAATTTACGCGCCCCCGCTAGTTTGGTTACCTAAGTATGAGAGAGCAGCACAGAACATTCATACATAAGGATTGCGATAAAGGGGTTTTCGGGCCTCTATTTGACCGTAACCCGTACCACTTGAAGGTCGGCACAGGGGAACATGCGTTTTTTACTGATACTCTGCGCGAACTGGCTGGTGATTTAACGCTAGTCTACGACAACATAAACCTGTTCCAGTATGCCGATTGGACTGGGCAGGAGCTGTACGAGTACATCAGTACCGAGATTGGCGAGAACAATTACATGGGCGCGGTAGAAACGACCGAGGCACAAGGTAATCTGATGATTGCGTATGTGGCAACAATAACCGCGCCTATAGACGCCGCAGAATAGTGGTATAGTGCTACCCTGTTTACACGATAACCCTTAATCCTTACGACACCAAAAAGGTACGCCCATGCAAACCGCTGATTTTAACCATAACGACTTCTCTAATTCTAGTGAAGCCGATAAAAACCTCATGGTAAAAATGTTTACCAAAGAAGTGCAGAATAAGCTTGAATCTGAGACTCAAGGCCGCGCTATCTTTAAAGAAAAAGTCTACATTGAAATTCGCATCGCTGGTCAACGTGACGCTCAAGCCTGCCGCCCCATCACTCACGCCGATAAACAGCGTTTCCCTGCACATTGGGACGCCTACCAAAAGCGTGTTGAGCCGCCAACAGAAGGCACACCACTGTCTCAATGGGCGGTCATCTCTCGCGTTCAAGCCGAAGAGTTGGCGTTCATAAGCATTAAGACGGTAGAACAGCTTTCTACGGTTATCGACAGCAATATTCAGAACTTTAGGGGCGGGTACGGTCTGCGCGAGAAGGCGCTAAAGTGGCTAGAAACCAGCGCAATCGAAGCAGATAAGCGTGATAAGTCTGAAATGCGCGATGAAATTGATGAACTAAAAGCGCAAATAGCGAAGTTTCTAGCCGCTACAGCAACTACTGAAACTCCCGAAGAAGTGCCAGCGCCAGTTAAACGCGCTACTCGCTCCCGTAAACCTAACAACGCAAACTAAAGGTGCAAAATGGCAGGTAATACTTTTATAATCGCTTCGGATATACTCAACCGAGTAGCCGCCGAGGTGGGTATGCAACCTGTCGCTGCGCCGCTTGAAAGCCAAGACCCGTTCTTCGTACAGCTCCGATACCTGCTGAATACCGCAGGTGAAGAGTTGATGCAGGCGTACCCTTGGGAGCAGTTAGTGCGTAGCACCAATATAACCACCCAAGCGGGCGATACGGGTGCGTACCCTTTGCCTACTGACTTCGGGCATATAACCAACCAAACAGCATGGGACAACACCAACAGAATCCAGCTAGGCGGCCCATTATCGGCTTCGGAATGGACGCGGCTAAGAGGGCGCGATCTAGCATCTAGCACTATCTACACGAGTTTTCGCATAGCGCAGAACCGTTTTAACGTATACCCCACACCCCCAAACGCAGGCATTGACCTAAGTTTCGAGTACATCACGATAAATTGGGTGTTGGACGAAGCTACCGACCCCACTCGCCCTGTCTATAAGTCAGAAGTTACGCTTCCTAGTGATAAACCCCTGTTTGATAAGACGTTAATAACCCGCGCATTGAAGGTGAAATACCTTGAATCGGGCGGGTTTGACACAACTAAGGCGCAGGATGACTACAACCAAATATTCGACTTCTTAGTGGGTACGGATAAAGGCGCAGGCGTTCTTAATGCTGGGCGCGGCGGGCGTGGGTTTCCCTACCTGTCTATGAATAACGTAGGCGACACAGGCTACGGGCTATGATTGGGCGGGCCAGAGGTTCTATAGGCACTGCACAAAAGCAGAACAGCCAAGTGGCCCGCTATCGTGCGCCTATTGGTGGCGTAGACCTTCGCAAGTCACTAGGCGACCTAGAAGACCCTATTCACTGCATATACACCTATAACATGATGCCCTTTGAGTTGGGTATGCGTGTTCGTGAAGGCTATCGCGAGTGGGCTTTAGATGTGGATGCGGGCGCTAATAGCGGTATTCACACGCTAATTCCGTTCGACTCAGCAGAAGAGAACAACGTAGGTGACAAACTTTTTGCCGTGAATAACGAAGGCATTTGGGACGCCACCGCCTACGATACCGCGCCTACGCAGTTAGTGACCTTCCCCGACCAAGATATTGACGCAGGATATGGCACGTTTACACACTATGTAGACCAAGCCGAGAACGATGTTCTGTTCTATGCAGACAATGTAAACGGGCTGTACTCCTACAGCGGCGGCGTCTGGACTAATACAGGCTTAGTTGACGGTATCGAAGAAGTTGACGTTAAGTTCGTCATGTCGCATAAGAACAACATTTGGTTCGCGGTCAAGAACAGCACTGTAGGCTATTACCTCGATATTCTATCCACCACTGGCACTGTCACGCCTCAGTATTTCGGTGATAAGTTCAAACACGGCGGTACGCTAGAAGGACTGTTCAGTTGGACAGTAGATGGCGGTTCGGGTGTAGATGATATTTTAGTCGCGGTAAGCCATGCGGGTGATGTGATTATGTACACTGGCTCAGGGCCAGAGGCCGATGATTGGGGCATGAAAGGTATCTGGTATATCGGTGAGATACCTAACACCCCGCGCTTCGGCACCGAGCAGGGCGGTGAGCTTCTCCTGTTGTCCTCTTACGGCATAGTGAGCATGAACGACCTACTGAAAGGGGTGGACACTAACGCGCTCCTAGCGGCTATGGACGGCACTACGATCTCAGCCAAAATAGCAGCGGCTATCCGCAGTGACATGAAGGCCAAACGTGAGCTGCGCGGCTGGGGAGTGTCTATGGTTCCTACTGAGGGCGGGCTGTTGCTCGAAACCCCTACAGTCGGCTCAGAAGCACCTATTCAGTATTACTACAACATAGCCACTCAAGGCTGGGGCATCTGG